GTGGAATTCCAGGCGCAATCGGCGTTTCTGTTTTCGGCGATCAATCCGCCGCCGCTGCCTCCGGCCAGCCTGACCAGGCTTGCAATCATCCAGATCAACAAGTTCAAGGGCGATCCCGGCGCGCCGCCGGAACTCAAGGCGGCCGAAACCGTGGGGCCGCGGCTCTTGCGCCGGATCGCGGACGGGTGGGACGATTTCCCGCGGCTCTATGAGGTGTACCGGGCGGAGCTGAGGCGCATCGGCGGGCATGACAGCCGTGGGCAGAACACGTTCGGCACGTTCCTCGCCTGCGCGCATTTGCTGTTGGGGGAGGAAGGGCTCGATGCGCTCGGATTGCCGTTCGAGAGCCTTGAATATTACGCGGAGAGCCTGCGCGCGGACCTGCTGCCCGAACTGTCCGACAAGAAAGATCCTTGGGAGCAGTTCATCCAGTTGCTGCTGACATCGACGATCGACGCCATTCAAGAGCACGGTCAGCGCATGACGGTCGCGCAGGTGGTGGAAGCCTCGTATGGCGCGGAGCCGTGGGCGGCGGAGAAGGTGACCCGGTACCTGGCCGCAGCCGGGATCGGCTATGTGGACCGGCGGGCTGAAAAGCTTGGGGGGTGGCTGGCCGTGCCGAACCAGAGCCGGGTGATCGGCAAGATGATGGCCGACACGCCTTTCGGCGACAGATCAGGAAACGGCAACTGGCGCTTTGCGCTCCGGCGCGGGATCGACACGGGGATCGTGCACGCAACACTGCCTGCTGGGGTGATGGGGAAGAAGCGGGAAGACAACCGCATGACCGTGGCCGGCAACCAGGAGCGATGTCTTTTCATCAACCTGCCGGCATGGCGAAAGCGCCAGAGCGGGGACAGCGACGACGAGGGCGCGGAGCCATGAACCGCCTGCGCGCGCCTCCTGATCACGTGATTTTGCTGGGTGAAGCCCGGACCCCGACCCTTTCGCTGGCGCGAAGGTGCGCGGTTGACTGCCGCGAGGCTCGCTTATTGTCGGCATGCGGGCGGGTCTCGACCTGGTGGCGATTAGACAGTCTAGACAGTTGGCTAAATCGCTGTCTAATCGCGCATCGCCCGCAAAGCGCTGATATTGAAGCGAAATTCAGGATGAAAGACAGTGAAGACAGATTAGACAGTGGTTTGGCTCTCATATGTATGCACGCGCACGCACACACAAACAAACAACTGTCTAATCTGTCTAATGTGTCTTTTTATTCAGAAGCCATTGAAATCAATGGTTATTTTCCAAGACAGACAGCTAGACACCTGCAAGACAGTTCTCGCCGGGGCTTGGTGATAAAATATTCGGGAAAATTCCATGGATGATGATCGCGACCTGTTTGACGGGGATGGCACGTTTGCCGATGCGGGATCTGCGCGGGCCGGGCAGCGCGACCTGCGGAACAAGATGCGGGAGCGCAAGGGGCTCGATCCGGAGCCGGAGCAGCCGGAGAGCCGGGGCAAGCGAGGTCCGGGGCGGCCGAAGGGCTCGCCGAACCGCAAGTCGATCGCCTTCGAGAAGCTTTATGCGGCCAAGGGATACCGGGATCCGCTCATGGTGATGGGTGAATTCATATCGACCGATCCGCGCGATCTGCAGGCGTGGCTGGTCGAGCACGAGTTGGCCGAAGTCCAGATGGGCAAGACGGCCAAGCCAGCACTGGCGCAGCTGGTCGACATCATCAAGGAGCAGCACAAGGTCGCGGGAGAGCTGGCGCCGTACCTGCACGGCAAGAAGCCGGTGGAGATCCAGATCATCGACGAGCGGCTGCCTGCGCTGATCATCGACCTGGGGACGGATCAGCTGGCCGAGGCGCGCGAAATCGAGGCCGGGAAAGCCCTTTCGGTCGGATCGCCGATCGAGGACGCCGAGGCCAGCGAAATCAACGACTTGGAGGGCGACGAATGAACGCGTCTCATGAGGCATCGTCTCACAAAGCGAGGAATTCCAGCGATATCAACGGCTTGAGCCTTCCAGCCACGATGATAGAAAATCAGCGGGTCCATGCGGCTGGCCGACCAGGCGCTGCGCAGTGCGGCGCGGGAGAGGGGACCGGCCGGTTTGGGTCGACGGGCCAAAGGCTGGCGGCCGGCGCGGGCGCGGGCGGACGTGCGCGGGCTGGCGATCATGGCCGGCCGCGCGCGGAGGCCTTCCCCGAAGCCGCCCCCCGCCCCCCCTATAGGGCCTGCGGCACGCACACCGATCCGGTTTTCAGCCATCGGGCATCCGGACCTTGCCAAGTCGCGCGATCTGTCTGGCCGATGTCCGGGGTTGGGGTGCGGGTTGGTGCTCGCACCGCGCTTTTCCAGCCTGCTGAAAGGGTCGGGGGCGCGCGGTCATGACCGGAATGCTGGCGACACGGGAAGATTTCGACATCGTTGATGAGCGGCGCATCCGCGAGCTTGCGATGCAGTACGAGGTTCGGGAGGATCTCGACATCTACCGCTATGTCCCGCCGGGGCCTGTGGCGGGCGCGTATATCCGGAAGCTCAAGGGGTCGACCTTCATCATGGGGCCGGTCGGATCTGGCAAGACGACCGCATCGGCCTTCAAGCGGATCGTCGCCGCGTCGGCCGCGCCGATCGCATGGCATCCCGAAGACGGGAAGCCAACCCGCATGTGCCGCTGGATCGTGCTGCGCGACAGTTTCCGGTCGGCCGAAAAGACGGTGCTCGAAAGCTGGAAGCAATGGTTTCCCAAGACCTATCCGGGTTCGAGCTGGGCCGGAGGCAATGACCGGCCGGTGACGCATACTCTCAGGTTTCGCGGTGCGGACGGGGTGCGCGTCGAAGCGATCACCGAATTTGCGGGCCTCGGGGATGCGTCGATCGAGACGCTGATGAAGGGCCGGGAGTATTCCGGCGGATGGCTCAACGAGTTCGACACGCATGCGCCTGGCGCGCTCGAGGACATGGAGCAGCGTGTCGGCCGTTACCCGTCATCGGACAGCCTGCTGTCAATTCCGGAGCTTGAGGAATTGTCACGGGAGCTTGGCCGGGTGCTGCAATCCGGGCAGCGCATGGCGCTGGTGATCGGCGACCTGAATGCGCCGACGCTGGACAACCACGCCTACAAGACGCTGGTGACGAACATTCACAAGACGCCTGACCGGACCTTTTTCCGGCAGCCTTCCGGGCTGTCAGACGAGGCGGAGAACCGTCACAAGCTCGAGCCGGATTATTACGACCGCCTGGTGCGCAACCAGGAGGAAAGCTTTGTGATGCGGATGGTCGAAAACAAGTTCGGATATTCGAAATCCGGAAAGCCGGTCTATGAGGGGTTCGACCGCAACCGCCATGTGGCCCGCCGGGAAATCGGGTTCGATCCGGATCTCGAATTGATCGTCGCGATAGACGCCTCCATGAACACGCTCAACCCGGCCGCGACGTTGCTGCAAATCAAGGCGCCGGGGCGGATTGCCTTCATCGACGAGCTTTATCTCGGGCATGGTGTGGGCGCGGCCCGGTTTGGCGAAGCGCTCAAGCAGCTTCTCGACGAGCGTTATTCCGGGGCGGTCAAGATCCGCGTGTTTGTGGACCCGGCAGCGCAGTATGGCGCGGACAGGGAGGGCGGGCAGCTGACCGCGCTCGAGACGATCGCGATCATTCTCGGCCTGCCGCTGCTGATCCCCGCCGGCGGTTCGAATGAGCTTGGCGCGCGGCTTGATGCGGTCAAGGCGGAGCTGCGCGGCTATCTCGAGCCGAACACGCATTTGATCTGTTGCCCGGTACGCTGTCCGCTGCTGATCGAGGGGTTCGAAGGCAAATATCGCTACAAGCGGCGGCCGGAGCGGGCATCGGCGGAATATGAGGACGCGCCGGAAAAGAACCATCCTCATTCCGACATTCACGACAGTGCGCAATATGGCATTCAGGGCGTGCGCGGCCGGGCCGGATCGCTGCGCAGCGCGGCAGGGCTCGATCGCGCGCCGGGATCGGGCAAGCCGTCCGGGTGGGGCAAGCCTGCGGGTGGCGCGCGCGGTGGCGGCGGCCGTGGCGGGTTTGACGTGCACAGGGTGGGGCGGCGTTGACAGATCTCGCCATTCAACGGCCGGCATCGATCTTCGACATGGCGGAGCATGGCGGCGGACGCACTGCGCTGCAATGGGCCGTGCTCAAGGAAATGCACCAGAACGGCGACAGCTGGTTTGTCTCCCGTGAGGGCGTGCCGGTCGGTCTTTTCGGGATCTATCCACTTGGCGACGGCATCGGCGAAGCGTGGTTCAATGTGGCCGAAGGGGCTGCAAAATCCATGCTGGCGCTGGTCCGCGCGATCCGGTTGACGCTTCCCGCGACCGATTATCGTGAAATCGTGACCATTTGCACAACTGTGGAAGGCGCGCGGGTGGCGAAGGCGATCGGCTTTCAACGCTCTGGCGCCTGCGATATCGGAGAAATCTGGACATGGATGCATTGACCGGAAAGGCCGGAAAGCGCCAGGCGGAGCAGGCGGCGGCGCAGCAGCGGCGCAGCCTTGCCGAACTGGCAAAGCAGCAGGGGGAAATCGATCAGGCCGCATCGACCGGCAAGAAGGCGCGCGGGCGGCAGTTGCTGACCTATCTTTCCGGTGAGGGGCAGGGCACGCTGGGATGAAATTTACCCAGGAAAAGCTCAAGCCCCGTCGCGAGGCCGCGCAAAAGGAGCGTGATGAAATCCAGCCGATGCTGGATGACATCTACCGCTATGTCCTGCCGTTCCGGAAGACCACGCGCGACACGGGGCGCGGCGAGGCACGTGTTGACCAGGTGTTCGATCACACCGCGATGGACAGCGCTTTCCGGTTTGCCGGCAAGGTGCAGCAGGATGTGTGGCCTGCCGGGCAGGAGAATTTCTCGCTAGAGCCGGGGCCGCTGGTCCGCGAGATCCGCGAGCGCGAGCAGATGGCAAAGCCGCTCGAGGCGGTGACGCAGGTTGCGCAGGCGTTCTTCGATGACGGCGATTGGGACATGGCCTTTCACGAAATGGCGCTCGACATGGTGGCCGGGACGGGCGCAATCCTGATGAACGGGCCGGACAGGCGCGATCCTGAAAAGCTCTGGGAGCCGATCGCGGTGCCGATCGACGAGCTGCTGCTCGAGAACGGGCCGAACAACAAGATTTCCGGCATCTTCTGGACGCGCAAGATGAACGTCCGGACACTCAGCGAGACATGGCCGGAGGCCAAGCTCGGGCAGAAGCTCGAGAAGCTGATGAAGGACAAGCCCGAAGAGCAGGTGGATGTTCATGTCGACACGGTGTTCGACAGCGAGGAACGACGCTGGAAAATGCTTGTCTGGTGCAAGCTGCAGGAGGGTATTCTCTTCGAAAGCCAGTCCCGCACCTGCCCGTGGCTGACGCCGCGCTATCACAGGCTGACGGGCGAAACCATGGGGCGCGGCGTGGCGCACCTGGCCATGCCGACGATCAAGACCGCGAACACGGCCGCAAGGCTGCAGCTGCAGGCGGCTGCCATCGCCATGCTGGGCATCTACACCGCAGTGGACGATGGCGTGTTCAACCCGGATCTTTCACCGCTCGAGCCGGGCATTTTCTGGAAGGTGGCGCGCAATGGCGGGCCGATGGGGCCGTCTGTTTCCCGCTTCCCCGATCCGCGGCTCGACCTGTCGAACCTTGTGCTCAAGGAAATGCAGATGGGCGTCAAGGCCACGATGATGGATCAGGCGCTTCCGCCGGAAGCGGCCGCGGTGCGATCTGCAACGGAAATTCTCGAACGGGTCAAGCGGCTGGCATCCGATCACCTGGGGGCCTATGGCCGGATGGTCAAGGAAATCGTGATCCCTGCCGTCAAGCGGGTGCTCGAGCTGGCCTATGATCGCGGCCTGCTGCCGCAGGAGGTGACGATCGACCAGCTGATGGTTTCGGTTCGTGTCAAGAGCCCGATTGCGCTGGCGCGCGAGGCGCAACGGGTCGAAAAGGTGGTCGAGTGGCTGCAGATGGTGCTGGCCGTTGTGACGCAGACCGGCAACCCGGCCGGTGCTGCTCGCATCGCCAAGATCGAGGATGCGCTGACCGATATCGGCCTGCAGCTTGGCGTGCCGTCGAAATACATCGTGACGACCGAAGAACGCCAGCAAATGGACGAACAGGAAGCCCAAGCGGCCGCGGCCGCGATGGCGGCTGCCGCTGCTGCAGGCGGCGGCGAAACGATGGCGGCCGCGCCGGCCGCCTGAAACCCGACAAGGACGTGACATGCAACCCAACACTCTCGAGGACATCATTCATTCGGCTGGACAGTCCGGGTGGGAATGGTTTGAGCAGGCGCCGCAGGCGGTGCGAGACCAGATGGAAACGCGCCAGAAACTGGCGCAGGAAGACGCCCGCGTGGTGGCGCGCGCATGGGCCGAATTCTACAGCAGCCCGGACGGCCGCAAGGCGCTCGATTTCATGTTCGACATGACGCTGAGGCGGACGGTGTTTTTTGCGACCATGGGGGCTGACATGCAGTCCATGGCCGCTTTCGGGGCCTTCCGCGAAGGGCAGAATGCGCTGGCGCACGAGATTGCGCGGCAGATCGGGCTCGGGCTTCGCGAAGAAACAAAGCCCAGGGATCAGGTGTAACTGAAAAGAGGACGTGACAATGCAGACATTGGAAAGGTTCATGCCCGTTTGGAACGCCGAGGGCGGCGGTGAAGGCGGCGGCGATGCCGGTGAAGGTGGGGCCGGTGAAGGTGGGGCCGGTAGCGGCGGAGGCTGGACGCCGCCCGAAGGGCTGCCGAAGGACTTTATCGGCGCCGATGCAAGCGAGACGCTGGGCAAATTGCTGACCGGCTACCAGGATGTCGACAAGCGTTTTTCAGGCTTGCGCGAAAAGCTGGCCGGAATGCCCAAGCCGCCCGACAGCCCAGAGGGCTACGAATACGAGCCATCGGAAAAGCTCAAGGGGTATTTCGGGGATCTGGACAAAAACCCGGTATTCAAGCAGGCGCGCGAAGCTTTCCACAAGCATGGCGTGCCGGCAGCGCAGTTTTCCGGTGTGATCGAGGATCTTTACGGGCCGCTGATCGAACAGGGGCTTTTGCCGGAGCCCTTCGATCCGGCGCGCGAGGTGAATGCATTCCAGCAGGCCTATGGAATGGACAGGGACAAGGCCGCGGCCGCGCTCACCGAAGCCGAGGTTTTTGCCAAGGGGCTTTCGGCACAGCTCAAGGACGTTCCGGAAGCCATGAAACAGGACGTCGCCGACATGATGATGGGGCTGACCGATACGGCTGCCGGCAATGTGCTGTTGCGTGCGCTGTCCGGGCGGCTGGCGGAAAACGGCATCCGGGTTTCGGGCGATGGCGGCGAGCAGGGCATGCTGTCGAAAAGCGATCTGCAGAAGCTGGACGGCGATCCGCGCGTGGACCCGCGCAACCGCGACAATCCGGACCCGGACAAGCGTTTCGATCCGGATCTGCGCGCGCGCTACGATCAGGCTTACCAGCATCATTACCCGCCCAAGAAATCCGAGTGACCGCCG